TTATATATGATTCATTTGTATTTGTAGTAATTGGTTGCTTCGGTATAAGTGGATTAGAAAAATTTGCAAAAAAGAAAAAATAATATGGCAGGTATAGGAGATTACTCAAAAAAGAAAAAAGGAGAAAGAGGGTTTGAAATGAAAAACATGGCTTATTGGAAAGGTAAAAATGGACACTTTCTAGAAAAGGAACAGGTTGGTCCCGTAGCAACACCAAAACCTTTTGATCGCGAAAAATTTGAAGAAGAAACTAGAATTGCGCAAGGCATGGAGAATGTATTAAATCATGGTTTCTCAAGAGATCAAGACGAAGAGTTTATAAATTACGAAGATCCTAGCGATCCTGATAAAAGTTAAAATAAAAATTATGTTAGATAAATTATTTGGAGGTGGCGCTGCTGACCTCGTTAAAAGTGTAGGTGGTGTTATAGATGGATTGCATACATCTGACGAAGAAAAACTCGCTGCAGAGTTAAAAGTAAAAGAGTTAGTAGCACAATACGAAACTCAAATGGAAAAAGAAATAACTTCTAGATGGCAAGCAGACATGAAGTCAGATTCATGGTTATCTAAAAATATCAGACCATTAGTTTTAGCATTTTTAGTAATATCAACTGTATTATTGATATTTATAGATGCAGGCGCTATTAACTTTGTGGTAGAACAAAAGTGGACTGATTTATTACAACTAGTATTAATAACAGTGATCGGTGCTTATTTTGGTGGACGATCATTTGAAAAAGTAAAAAAATAAATAAAATGAGAAAATATTTTGACGTAACAGTAAAACCCACTGTAACAGCGAGCAAACAACATGCAGGCGCTTTTGCTGCTGGTGATATTCTTTTTGACTGGACGCCTTTTGAAATACCAAGAGGATCAGCAAGATTATTAAATACATTTGTTACCGTGAGAGGAACAGATGGTGCAGATCAAGGTGCTAAAGATTTAGAACTTTTTTTCGCTAAATCTATAAATGGTAACGCGCCAGCTTCGCTTGGTGTTTTAAACGCGGCTGTAACTACTTCTGGATGGCAAAACAATTTAATAGGATATCAAATGCTAGATCATAGTTCTAATAGTACTGGTTCTTCAGATGATCTTGTATTTATTACAACGCTTACATCAGGTAGTCGTGGTGGTGGGCCAGATGTGGTTTTTACAGGTGAATCACGTATTGCAGGTGATGTTGGAACTGATACTATATATGTTGCCTGCATAACGCAAGGAGCTCATAACTTTAGTACAACGGTATTAGCAAGAGGAGGTACAACTGCTGATGGTAGCGAAACTGTTGTAGAAACCGATAAAGGTAGTAATGATGATCCAGATGCTGAATTAATATTTGTACCAGGAGATGTTTTACACTCGGCTACAGATGATGTTTTAGGAACTGTTAAAAGTATAGCTGCTTTTGGTTCAAGTAAACAAGATATTACTTTCGAAGCTGCAATAGAAGCTACAATAGCTGATAATGAAGAAATATACAACGTAAATCCAGTTGTGTTAAAGTTTTCATTTGAAAAATAAAAAATAAATTAAATTAACTTAAATTAAATAAAAATGGCAAAAAAAGAAAAGATAGTAGACTTAAAGTCTAAACCAGAAAAAATTACTGATGAACAGCTAAAAAAAGTTCAAAATACAGTAAATACTATAAATAGATCTCAATTGGATTTAGGTTCTATGGAGATTAAAAAACATGAGATGATGCATAATATTGCTGGTTTAAGAGACGACTTAGTAATATTACAAAAAGAATTTGAAAAAGAATACGGTACTTACGATATCAATATACAGGATGGTACTATAAATTATCCAAGAGAAAATGGCGAAGTTGATAAGAAAAATTAGTATCGGTAAAGATTATAAAAATGATGCCATGCATTATGCTGTGGGTCAAGAAGTATATGGTGGTCATACTATATGCGATATAATAGAAGAAGAAGATAAGTATTCTATTTATATTAGAAAAGGTAAAGAAGTATTACCTTGGAAAGACTTTAACAAAAATATGGCAGTATCAGTAGAATATAATTTAGAATACTAATGAAAGATATAACTTACAATATTAAACTATGAGAAATTCACCACTAAGAGCGTTTAGTTCTCCACTTAAAGACAAGTCAAAAAAGCTAAAAACAAAAATAAAAGACGCTGTAAAAAGCATAAAAACACAGGGCTTTAGCAATGTTAATGTTAAAGGAGTTAATTGGGGTAAAAACGTGAAAGAACTCAAAGATACTGAACACCGCCAAGACATGAGGGTTTCTGGTATTAACTTGTCAAAAGATTTTAACTTAAATAAAAATTTAAAGTTAAACATAAGTAACCCAGCTATAGTGCACACGAGACCAACGTTTGATGGTTCTTTTGTTGGAAATAAGTTTGGGAACGTAAAAGTTTTACCTTTTAGTCCCAGTATTAAGTTGACGTATAATATTCCTAGTAAAAAAAAATAATGAAAAGCGTTTACAACTTTGTTGTAACACCAAAAGGAGGAAGATATAATAACAAAAAGAAAATTGGTGATTCAGAATTAATTCTTAACACCGATATTTATAAACACCAACACGTAAATAGGTTGGCTAAAGTTATATCAACTCCAATTATTGGTGATACAAATATAAAACCGGGAGATACTGTACTAATACATCATAATGTTTTTAGAAGATGGACTAATCAACACGGTATAGAGAAAAACAGTAGATCTTTTTTTAATGAATCTACTTATTTTATAACACAAGATCAAATCTTTTTATACAAAAGAGATAAAGAATGGGTAGCTCCAAAAGGTTATTGTTTTATAAAACCTTTGAAAGCAGTGGATCAATTTAATATTGAATCTGAAAAACCACTACAAGGTATTGTTAAATATTCAGATGGTACAGTAGAAGTTGAAGATTTAGTTGGTTTTAAACCAAGCAGTGAATACGAGTTCGTCGTTGATGGCGAGAGACTATATAGAGTTTTATCTAATTTTATTACAATTAAATATGAATATCAAGGAAACGAAGAAGAGTATAATCCAAGCTGGGCGTAAAGCAGTTGATGAATTAATCAAAGTTGCTGAAGAAAAGATTATTACTAATACAGAAGATGACGTGTCAGCTGATAGATTAAAAAATGCAGCAGCTACAAAAAAGTTAGCTATATTTGATGCGTTTGAAATACTTAACAGAATCCAAGAAGAAGAGAATTTACTTGAAGGAAAAACTTCTGAAGATAAAAAAGAGAAAGTTTTTAG